ACTGGTTTCCGCTGGTGGTGCTGGTTCTTACTGGGGCGCTGGCCTTTCTGGTAAACCGGTACCGTGACAACGCCATTGAGTACAAAAAGCAGCGTGACGAGAAAGCGCAGGCGCTCAGTCTGGCGAATGCCACCATCACCGACATGCAGGTGCGCCAGCGAGACGTTGCGGCACTTGATGCGAAATACACAAAGGAGCTTGCTGATGCGAATGCTGAAAATGATGCTCTGCGTAAGCGTCTCGATAATGGTGGCCGGGTGCGCGTCAAAGGAAAGTGTCCCGTCCAGGATTACACCACCTCCACCGGCAGCGTGGGCGATGCAGGAACCGTCGAACTCTCTGACGTTGCTGGACGAAACATTCTCGGTATCCGTTCCGGAATCATCCGCGACCAGAAAGCCCTGAAGTATTTGCAGGACTACATCAGGGCACAGTGCCTGAATTAAAAAAGAGTTTACCGTGCTTTATCAGCGGGGATCCCGTGAGCTCACCGTTTCGGCAGGGAACGACGGCAGAACTATTTTTCGGCTCAGTAAGTCAGATGTGGCTTCTTTCAGTCGTTCCAGATCGGCCAGGTCTGATGAATTTTCCTCAGCTAATATCTCAAAGGCATCGGTGATGTGTTCCCGAATGGCATCTTTTGTTTGCGAGTCAAGCTTAGCGAACAAAGCCGTGACAACAATTTTCAGGGCATCCAGCCGGGCAAGGGATTCTTTTTTGGATGCTTCCTGATCAGCAATCTTTTCGATTAAATCAGCGATTAAGTGTTTCATATAAAATGCCTTTCTGGTTCAGGGATCGTGAAATATATCTATATTGCACCAGCCTGCAAGAAATACTTTAAAGGAAGCACCCGGTCGGGTTATTTACGGTCAGCAGTGCAGTTTATGCAAAGGCTGGCTGGTGCCTCACAACATCAACGCAGCAAAAAAATATAAAAAAAAAGCCTCCAACAGGAGGCGAAGGAGATAGTGCAAACACATCATCTTCTCAAAGAACAAGGGCAGCCACGGAGATGGCTTCCCGGTTCGGCAGGCATTATCAGTATGGCTCCTGTTGTAAACGTTGCAAGTCAGTAAGTTAAGTTGAGGAGTTATCCTGGCGGAACCTGCGACTTCGCGCTCTGAACCAGACAGACAGGTGTGGATCTGCCGGAACAAATTTAAATTTTTAGCTTAATCTTTACCATGTTTCGTTTGTACGGGGTGCGATCTGCCGGATTCATATATGCTGTGCGCCCGGGCATACAGGAAAAGCAACCATGGTGAATGTACTTTTTTTTATTGGAAAAAAACCAGTTGAACTGATTCAGATACCTGCCGGTACTGAATGGATGACATATGTGCGTGAGAAGGGTAATGCACTGAAGCTTCCTGTCAGGGTTGCAATGTTTACGCTACCTAACGGGAGCGTGGCTGCGATCCATGTTGCGTCAGACAGATATGTTTCGTCCGCAGAGGCGCTTGCCGCCTATCTTAAACTGGTGGAGTACCAGTTATAGGTTTCACGGGAGGCTGTTACCGCTTGCGAGATAGATCATCAGGAATTAAAAGAAAAAACTCTAAGCAACATGAAATCCAGTCTGTTGCTTAGAGCATGCAAATGCATATTCGTTACGTTACTAATGTAAGCAAATTGCAAGGATTTGGCATGGGATTTTTCTCATACTCGAAGCGGTTAACGCCATAGAAAACCTGGTAATTTAGTGATATTCAACTGCCACCCCCGGCAGTTTTTTTATGCGCATCGCACGCGCACATCGAAGAAAGTCTTTCAGCTGTGAGCCCGGGCAAGCCGTTAACTTTCGGCGGCTTTGCCGTGCGACAGGCCCACGTCTAAAAGGAAACGACAAATGAGCAATACTTTCCGTGTGACGAAAATCGTCCTCAGCGTTCCGGCATTAGGCATGCCGTCTCATAATAACGATGGTTCAACATCGATATCAGGCGAGCACATCACTGCACATGTATATGCCGTTAAAGGAAATGAAAAGTTGCTTGTTGGTCGTCGCGACTTCGCAGGAATGACGACAAGTGGTTATGACCATTCGCTCACAGTTATCAAGCCAGAGGGTTACCAGCTGGTGGTAGAAACGGTGGACCGTTACGGTATCCGAAATGGCACCAGCCGAGTACGCCTGAAGTCAGAAGAGGTAATTGCATCAGGTGATGGCTGGCACCTCAATAAATCAGGAGAGGCGCATATTGTTGGTGAGCCTGATTCATTACAGGTCGACGCTGAACGGGTAAGCCAGAACTTTATCAACGATGCTTATATTCAGGGCTGCGCCATTTACAACGTCAAAATAGGCACCGTAATCGTGTCCGGGCAACTCGCAGGCAAGTCAGACGACCGCCTGATGAAAGTAGCTGATGAGCACGATCCTGTATCGCTAAAGACCACTGCATACAAGTTTCATGGCGAGCCTCTTCCTTTTGGCGGCTTCCCCGGCCCTAACGTAATTTCTGCTAAGCATGCTGTTGGCAGCAGTGATACCAAATACCGTCTACCTGATGATATGCGTGAAGCCGTTATTGATGCGGTGCGTAACAGTGAAGTGTTCCGGTCGCTGGTGGAACAAGTGAATGCGCAATCAGCTGCTCACGCTTCAACTGTGATTAGCGTTCAGAAGGGAATCGAGCAGGCGCTAAACGATATCATCCGCAACGCGCTGAAACCGGGTGGATTGCTTTTCAATTGCGGACGCTGATTAGTTCGCCCTTAATCGCCCATGAAAGACATCTGGACGGCTAAATGAAGTGCTGCTCAAATGCAAATGAGAATATATCTCATCATAGCGGGTCCTCCCGGAGGGGGCTTAGCCACGAGGCGGCGGGCACGCGGAAAACGGCTGGTTTTTGAGATCTGTGGTCATCATCATCATGTGCGCAAGTCGCTGATTTTTCGCTGTCGCGATTTGCAAAGATGTCGAAACGGTTAAAAAGTGCTCACCATCATGGACCAGGAAATCGCTTCCCTGAAGCTCAACATCAACCAGCTCGCCGGTATCACGAATGTGCATCGCCAGACGGTAGCCGCCAGGCTTAAAAACGTCGAGCCAGCCCCTGGCAGTAACAGCAAGCTGAAACTTTTTCTGGTCACCGACATCCTGACGGAACTCATGGTGCCCACAGTTTCCGCCACTGTGGATGACATGCAACCCTCTGACAGGCTGGCTCACTGGAAAGCTGAGAACGAACGAATCAAGTTCGAGCAGGAAACAGGGCAGCTTATTCCGGCAGAGCAGGTTGCCCGGGAGTTTGCTGTCATGTCTAAAGCCGTGGTTCAGGTTCTGGAAACGTTACCCGACATCCTGGAGCGTGACTGCGCATTATCGCCCGCAGCCGTCGCCCGCGTGCAGAGTGTCATTGATGATTTACGCGACCAGATAGCCCAGCGCGTTCTGGACGCCGAACCGGAGGAGGACCAGCCTGAGGAGGACTGATGGCGAAGCGGGCATCCGCAAGGGGTATCCGCAGGGATATGCCTGGAATTCTTCGAGCCCCGCGACGCATGCTGGTGGCCGAGGCGGTCAGTAAATATATGCGTGTCCCAATGGGGGCGGGTAACTCGGTCCCGTGGGACCCGAACCTTGCACCCTATGTTATTGAGCCAATGAACTGCCTGGCATCGCGTGAATATGATGCCGTCGTGTTTGTTGGCCCGGCACGAACCGGGAAAACTATTGGCCTGATTGACGGGTGGGTGGTTTACAACGTGGTTTGTGACCCCTCCGATATGCTGATCATACAGATGACGGAAGAGAAGGCGCGCGAACACTCGAAAAAGCGTCTTGACCGTACCTTTCGCTGTAGCCCTGAGGTAAAGAGCCGGCTCAGTCCCCGGCGTAACGATAATAACGTTCACGATCGCACATTCCGGGCAGGCAACTACCTGAAGATTGGCTGGCCGTCAGTGAACATCATGTCCTCCTCGGATTACAAGTGCGTGGCGCTGACTGATTATGATCGTTTCCCCGAGGATATCGACGGGGAAGGTGATGCCTTTTCGCTTGCGTCAAAACGTACCACCACCTTTATGTCATCGGGTATGACGCTTGTGGAAAGTTCTCCCGGGCGGGACATCATTGATACCAAATGGCGGCGCACGTCGCCCCATGAAGCGCCGCCGACTACCGGCGTTCTGGCGCTCTATAACCGCGGCGATCGCCGCCGCTGGTACTGGCCGTGCCCGCATTGCGGCGAATATTTCCAGCCGGAAATGCATGCCATGACTGGCTATCGCGAAATCAGTGACACCGTTAAAGCCAGCGAAGCCGCGCATATCTGCTGCCCGTCATGCAACGGGAAAATCACCGCAGATATGAAGCGTACGCTCAACCTGAAGGGGGTCTGGCTGCGCGAAGGGCAGCAAATTGATCGCGACGGCACTGTCTCCGGCGAGGCGCGGCGTTCCCGCATCGCCTCGTTCTGGATGGAGGGGCCTGCCGCGGCATATCAGACCTGGGCACAACTGGTTTACAAGCTGCTGACGGCTGAGCAGGACTACGAGGTTACGGGCAGTGAAGAAACACTCAAGACGGTTATCAATACTGACTGGGGGCTTCCTTACCTTCCGCGATCCGGCCTTAACCAGCGTAAGGGTGAAGCGCTGCAACAGCGCGCCGAGCCGGTGGAAAAACGCCGGGTGCCTGCCGGTGTTCAGTTTCTTGTGGCCACGGTTGATGTGCAGGGCGGACGCAACCGCCGCTTTGTTGTTCAGGTCGTGGGTTACGGCGCACAGGGTGAGCGGTGGATAGTGGACCGCTACAACATCCTTCAGTCCCTGCGTACCAACGCCGACGGCGAAAGTTTTCACATCGATCCGGCAAGTTACCCGGAGGACTGGGAACTGCTGCGCACGGATGTGCTGGAGAAAACCTGGGCGATCGAAGGCGAGCCCGGAAAGCGCATGGGTCTGATGGCGATGGCGGTGGACTCCGGCGGTGAAGACGGGGTGACGGATAACGCTTATGAATTCTGGCGGCGCTGTCGCCGGGATGGCCTGCAACGCCGGGTCTGGCTGTTCAAGGGTGACAGTCAGACACGTGCAAAACTCATCACCCGAACGTATCCCGATAACACCGGGCGCTCCTCCCGCCGCGCAAAGGCGGCAGGTGATGTTCCTCTTTATCTTCTGCAAACCAACGCACTGAAGGACCGGATCAACAACGCCCTGTGGCGTGATGTTCCCGGGCCGAACTATGTTCATTTCCCCGACTGGCTGGGGGAGTGGTTCTACGACGAACTGACCTATGAGGAGCGTTCCCCTGATGGTAAATGGACGAAGCCCGGTAAGGGCGCTAATGAGGCGTTTGACCTTATGGTGTATGCACATGCGCTGGTCATTCTGCATGGTTACGAAAAGATTAAATGGCCTGATGCGCCGGAATGGGCGCGCCGCGACTCCTGGGTTGTGGCTGAAATGGCAGACGGCCCGGCAGCTGTGGAGGCTGTTACTAAGCCGGTACCGGCAGTATCTCAGCCGAAGGCTAAGTCATCCTCCCGTGACTCGGTATGGGCACCATCAACATCAGGAGGCTGGGTGTGACGCTTAACGATATTCAGAATATGGTCGACAGCTACACCGAGGCGGAGCTAACCGTGCTGCAGGGGAAATCCATCACCTTTAATGGCCAGCAGATGACCATGGAAAACCTCAGTGAAATCCGTAAAGGCCGCCAGGAGTGGGAGCGAAAACTGGCGTCGGCGACTGCCGCTGCAGCGGGATGCGGTTCCGGTGGATTTAAACTGGCGAGGTTTCCGCGATGAGCCTGCTGGATAATGCAATTGGCCTGTTCTCACCGGGATGGAAAGCAGCGCGGCTGCGTTCCCGGATGGTGATCCAGGCATATGAAGCGGTTATGCCGACGCGTACCCACCGCGCCCGCCGCGAAAACCGCACCGCCAACCAGTTAACCCAGTTCGGTGGGCGTTCCCTGCGCGAGCAGGCGCGCTGGCTGGACTGCAATCACGATCTGGTGATAGGTGTGCTCGACAAACTGGAGGAACGCATTGTCGGTGCGAAGGGCATCATTGTGGAGCCCCAACCGCTGCTGGCAAACGGTCAGCTGGCTGACGCGCTTGCCACCCAGATTCGCGCAAAGTGGTCTGAGTGGTCGGTGTCCCCTGATGTAACCGGGCAGTTTACGCGGCCTGTGCTTGAGCGCCTGATGGCACGAACCTGGCTGCGTGATGGTGAAGTCTTTGCCCAGCTGGTAAGCGGTACAGGAAACGGTCTGTCACCGGTGGCGGGCATCCCGTTCTGGCTCGAGGCGCTGGAGCCAGATTTCGTCCCACTGGAAAAAACCGATCCCAGCCAGAAACTCAGCCAGGGCATCTATCTGAACGACTGGGGGCGTCCGGTGAAATATCTGGTGTACCGCAACATGCCCGCTGAAGGGATGATGCTGGGCGAAACCAAAGATATCGTCGCTGAAAACATGCTGCATCTGAAGTTCATGCGCCGCCTGCACCAGTTACGCGGTAACTCCCTGCTGGCGGGTGTGATGATGCGCCTGTCTGCACTGAAGGAATACGAGGACGCCGAACTGACCGCAGCGCGTATCGCTGCCGCGCTGGGCATGTTCATCAAAAAAGGCGATGGTCAGACTTATGATGAAAGCAACGGCGGCAACAGCAGGGAGCTGAATATTGAGCCTGGTATGCTGTTTGATGATCTGCGTCCCGGTGAAGACATCGGGATGATCAAATCCGACCGACCCAATCCCAACCTCGAAACCTTCCGCAACGGCCAGCTGCGTGCGGTTGCTGCGGGTTCACGCGGCAGCTTCTCAAGCATCGCCCGGAATTATGACGGTACCTACAGCGCCCAGCGCCAGGAGCTGGTGGAGTCCACTGAAGGTTACCTCATTCTCCAGGATGCGTTTATTGCTGCGATCACCCGCCCGATGTACCGCGCATGGCTGAAGATGGCTGTCGCCTCGGGAGAAATCCAGCTGCCACACGGTATGGATAAGGCATCGCTTTACAACGCGGTGTATTCGGGGCCGGTCATGCCGTGGATTGATCCGGTGAAAGAGGCGACCGCGTGGAAGCTGCTGTTACGCGGTGGCGCGGCCACGGAAAGCGAATGGGTGCGTGCGCGCGGTGCCAATCCGGATGACGTAAAACGCCGCCGCAAGGCAGAGGTGGATGAAAACCGCAAACAGGGGCTGGTGTTCGACACAGACCCGGCAAATGACAAAGGAGACACCAGTGTCCAGGAAACGAAACCGGGTAATGAACCGCCCGAAAGCCAGCGTAAAAAATAGCTGGTTCCGTATGCAGGCCAGCGCCGACAGCGAGGCCGAGATCTACATCTACGATGAAATTGGCTACTGGGGGGTAACGGCAAAACAGTTTGTGGCCAACCTGAAAGCCCTGGGTGATATCACCCACATCAAACTGCACATTAACTCGCCGGGTGGCGATGTCTTCGACGGCATCGCCATTTTTAATGCCCTGAAGTTCCACGGCGCCGCCATCACCGTTTATATCGATGGCCTGGCTGCGTCAATGGCCTCGGTCATCGCGATGGTCGGTAACCCGGTCATTATGCCGGAAAACACCATGCTCATGATCCATAAGCCATGGGGTTTCGCGGGCGGCGATGCAGATGACATGCGCGACTATGCCGACCTGCTCGACAAAGTAGAAAGTGTTCTTATCCCGGCCTACGCGGCCAAAACAGGCAAATCTCATGATGAGATTGCCGCCATGCTGGAAGACGAAACCTGGCTTACCGGCGAAGAGTGCCTGGCTCAGGGTTTTGCCGACCAGGTGACCCCGTCACTGCAGGCGATGGCCTGTATCCATTCAAAACGTATTGAGGAATTTGAGAAGATGCCAAAAAGCATTCGTAATATGGTCACCCCGCCGCGCAACACCGCCACCCGCGATCCGCAAAACCCGGCGCCGCAGGATACGCCGCAGGTTCCGGTAAACGCTGACACCATCCGTGCCCAGGTGATTGCAGAACAGCGTGAACGGCTCAACGGCATTAATGATCTGTTTGCCATGTTCGGCAACCGCCACCAGGACCTGCAGGCGCAGTGTATTGCCGATCTGGACTGCACCGTTGAGCAGGCCAAGGACAAGCTGCTGGCGGAGCTCGGCAAAACAGCAACCCCTTCCAACAAAACCAGCACCACCCACATCTATGCGGGTAACGGGAATATCGTGGGCGACGGTATTCGCCAGGCGCTGATGGCCCGTGCCGGCTATGAAGATGTGGTCCGCGATAACGTCTACAACGGCATGACCCTGCGTGAGTATGCGCGTATGTCCCTGACAGAACGCGGTATCGGCGTGGCAAGTTATAACCCGATGCAGATGGTCGGCTTCGCGCTGACCCACAGCACCTCTGATTTCGGTAATATCCTGCTGGACGTTGCCAATAAAGCACTGCTGCAGGGCTGGGAAGAAGCCGAAGAAACCTTTGAGCTGTGGACCAAGAAAGGCAGCCTGAGCGACTTCAAGACCGCGCATCGTGTTGGTATGGGCGGCTTCCCGTCATTGCGTCAGGTTCGCGAAGGTGCTGAATATAAGTACGTGACCACCGGAGATAAAGGCGAGACCATTGCGCTGGCGACCTACGGTGAGATTTTCTCCATTACCCGCCAGGCCATCATCAATGATGATCTGAACCAGCTTACCGATGTTCCCACCAAAATGGGGCGCGCGGCGAAAGCCACCATCGGCGATCTGGTTTATGCAGTGCTGATTGAAAACCCGAAACTGTCAGACGGTAAGGCACTGTTCAGCGCCGATCACAAAAACCTCTCGAACGGCGCTATCGATGTCACCAGTCTCGATAAAGCGCGCCAACTGATGCGTGTACAGAAAGAAGGGGAGCGCTCGCTTAACATTCGCCCGGCTTACGTCCTGGTACCGACGGTGCTGGAAACTTTAGCCAGCCAGACCATCAAGTCTGCCAGCGTGAAGGGTGCTGACGTCAACGCCGGTATCGAAAACCCGATCCGGAACTTTGCAGAAATCATTTCTGAGCCCCGTCTTGATGATGCTGACCCGGCAGCGTGGTACCTGGCCGCCCGGAAAGGCAGCGACACCATTGAGGTTGCCTACCTGAACGGCGTCGATACGCCGTACATCGATCAGCAGGAAGGTTTTACCACAGACGGTGTGGCCACCAAAGTGCGTATCGACGCGGGTGTGGCGCCGCTTGATTACCGCGGTCTGGTCAAATCCACCGGTAAATAATCTCACCCCTGTAGTTCCCGTGGCCCGTCAGGGCTTTTTTTGTGTCTGAAATTCGGCTCCGCCAGGGGCCGTGGAGACTTGCATGAAAAATTATCTTCAGGATGGCAATACCATTGCCATCACTAACAGTGGTGCTTCCGCAATCCTCAGCGGCGCGCCCGTTGTAATCAGTGACGTTGTCGCGGTGGCAATCGTCGATATCGCACCCGGTGAAACCGGCGACGGACGCACGACCGGCGTCGTGATCCTGCCAAAACTGGCCGCAGATGATATCGCCCAGGGTAAGGCGGTTTATATCAAAGGCGGAAAAATCCAGCTGGATGCGACCGGGGCGGTACCGGCCGGCAAAGCCTGGGAAGCTGCCGGCGCGAATGCCACTTCAGTCGCGGTAAGGCTGAATGGCTAACCGCTTCCGGCAAATGGTGGCGCGCATGGACGCCGCCACTGTCCGGCAGATGGGAGAGCGTGTGCTGATTAATGGCACCGGGTACGACGCCATCGAAAGCCAGTTCGTGGCTGAAATGGGACCGGTGGCCGGTGAGGGTCTGTCCCTCGTTGTGTTTTCGGATTCACTGAAACCGCGCCGGCATGATGTCGTCATCTGGAAAGGTGAAACGTACAAAATTACCCGTCAGCAAATGTTCAACGGAAAGCCGCAAATCTGGATTGAATAAGGGGGCAGCATGTCCATCAAAGGACTGGAGCAGGCCATCGCCAATCTTGAAAGCATCAGTAAAACTGCGGTACCACGTGCATCCTCTCAGGCTGTTAACCGCGTGGCCGTGCGGGCTGTCAGCCACAGCACCCGGCGTGTTGCGGGACAGACGAAAGTACCCAGGAAGTTGGTTAATCAGCGTGCCCGCCTGAAGAAAGCCACCGTCCGTAAACCGTTAGCTACCATCCGGGTCAACCGCGGAAATCTTCCCGCCATCAAACTGGGCGTCGCCAGCGTCAGGCTTTCCCGCCGCAGGCGTGACGTATCCGGTGCCGGCAGTGTGCTGCGTATCGGTAAGTTTTCCTTTCCCGGCGGTTTTATTCAGCAACTGAAAAACGGGCGCTGGCATGTGCTTCGCCGCACCACCCGGGCGCGATATCCGGTTGAGGTGGTGAGTATCCCGCTGGCAGTACCCTTAACCACGGCGTTTAAGGAAGAAAGTAAGCGGCTGACCGAAACCGATTTGGCTAAAGAGATGGCCGCCGCGCTTCGCAACCAACTGAGGCTGATAGTCACCAGATGAAACACCCTTTGATTCGTAAAGCTGTGCTTGACGCCCTGAAGGCGGGTAATGCTCAGGCTGTGACCTGGTTTGATGGCCGTCCGTCCGTACTGGACGCGCAGGATCTGCCAGCGGTGGCTGTGTATCTCACGGACGCCGAGTCTTCCGACGAATCCGTTGACGAAGATATGTGGCGGGCGACGCTGCATATCGAAGTTTTTCTGAAAGGAGATGACACCGATTCGGCGCTGGATGAATGGATGGAAAACAACATTTATCCGGTCATGGCCAGCATTCCCACGCTTTCCGGCGTTCTCGAAACCATGTCTGCACGGGGCTACGACTACCAGCGCGATGACGAACTGGCGACGTGGGGCTCGGCGGACCTGCAATATTCTGTCTCTTATGTGATGTGAGGAAATTATGCCAACACCAAACCCTCTTGAGCCCGTCAAGGGCGCCGGCACCACGTTCTGGGTGTACACCGGTTCCGGCGATCCCTATGCGAACCCGCTTTCTGACACGGACTGGACGCGCACGGCAAAGGTTAAAGAACTGACGCCGGGGGAACTGACGGCGGAGTCTTATGACGATACTTATCTTGACGATCCCAACGCCGACTGGACGAACACCGCACAGGGTGAAAAGTCCGCTGGCGAAACCAGCTTTGTGCTGGCCTGGAAGCCGGGTGAATCCGGGCAGCAGGGGCTGGTTGACTGGTTCTATGCAGGTGATGTGCGCGCCTACAAAATTAAATTCCCCAACGGTACGGTTGACGTGTTTAAGGGCTGGATCAGCAGCCTGGGTAAAACCATTCCGGCAAAAGAAGTGATCACCCGCAGCGTGAAGATCAGTAACAATGGCAAGCCAAGCCTGGCGGAAGAGACCCGAACACCCGTTACTCAGGTGACCGGCGTGACGCTGAGCAAAACCACGCTTGCGCTGGCGGTCAATGCTTCCGATTCACTGAATGTCACGGTTAACCCGTCTGGCGCCACGGATAAAACTTTCCTGGCGTCGTCTTCCGACCGTTCGAAAGCGACTGTAACTGTGGCCGGGAATGTCCTGACCGTTAAGGGCGTGGCCGCCGGCCAGGCGGACATCGTGGTGATGACCAGTGACGGTCAGTTCATTGCGATCTGTAAAGTTACCGTTTCCTGAACCCTGAGGGGCGAAAGCCCCTTTACGGAGTAAAAATGTCAAAATACCTGAAATCCGGTCTCTTTGAGTATGGTGAAGAGAAAATTACGCTTTACGAACTTTCTGCCTTACAGCGTATTGAGCACCTGCAGTTTATTGCCGGGGCAGAAAAAGAACTGCCGGAAGATGCTGACGAGAAAACGCTTTACCCGCTGCTGGTGGAGCAAAATATTCGCCTCGGCGCCCGACTGGTTGCAATGTCACTCTGGCAGGCCGACACCGCTAAAGGCGACGTTGAAAAACTGCATCAGGAGATTCTGTCCGGCTGGCCCATCAACATGATTGGGGCTGCTGATCGGTTCGTGAAGGTGCTGTCTGATATGTTGCCGGAGGCCTCGCCAGACAATGCCGGGGATCAGGAAGAAGCCGAAGCGCCCGATGCGGAAAAGTCCTCGCCGGCGAGCTGAATTTTGTCATGAAGCTGGCGAGGGAATTTCGACGCCCGGACTGGCGCCAGATGCTTGCCGGCATGTCATCTTCAGAACTGGCTGAGTGGGGGCGTTTTTACCGTGAACAGTATTTCGAAAACGATCTGCAGGATGTTCATTTTTCCCGCCTGAGCCATCTTATTATTTCCATCATGTGTAAGGACACGGAGCTGACTCCCGCCAGCTTCAGTCTTCTTAATCCCCCTGATTTGGTTACCGAACAGGATGACAACACCATGATGTCCGTTGCTGAAAGTCTAGGAGGAGTGCGCTATGGCCCAGCCGGTGGGTGACCTGATCGTTAATCTCGATCTGAATTCGCCAAAATTTAATGAGCAACTGGCTTACAGCGGAAAGAAACTCAGCGAACTGGGTAAGGCTGCAACCGCTGCCGCCGACCAGGTGGACCGGGCGTTTAACCGGCAGGAAGCCGCAGCTCGCCGTGCAGGGATGTCAGTGGGCGCGTACAGTAATGCTGTACGCATGCTGCCTGCTCAGTTTACCGATATTGCCACGCAGCTGGCCGGTGGGCAGTCTCCGTTCCTCATCCTGCTCCAGCAGGGCGGGCAGGTGAAAGACAGCTTCGGCGGCTTCGGGCCAATGTTTCAGGCGCTGCGCGATGCGCTCTTCGGCTTTAGTGGTGATGTGCAGAAATCCACGGATGAAGCGAGCGACAGCGCGGGTGAACTTGCGGAGAGTTTTAATAACGCCTCCGATGCTGCAGAGAACCTTGGCCGGGCACGCGGATTTATCACGCCGTTTAATGTGGCGCTGGCTGCTGTTGCGGTTACCGCCGGGCTGATGCTGTATTCCTGGTACCGCAGTAATTCACAGCTCTCCGATTTCAATAAAACACTGGTGCTTTCCGGCAATACTGCTGGCCTGACTGCCGAAAGAATGCTGATGGTGAGTAAAGCCGCCGCCAGCGCCGGGATTACCTTCTCGGCTGCCGCCGGGACGTTAACGGCGCTGGTGAATGCAGGTGTTGCTGCAGGCGCTAATTTCGAGCGTCTTTCGGTAAGCATTACTGAGTTCGCGGACAAAAGCGGTCTCGAGATTGAGGATGTTGCCAGGGCGTTCGGAAAACTGACCAGCGATCCCACATCCGGCCTGATTGCCATGGCGCAGCAGTTTCATAACGTGACGGCTGAACAGATTGAGCATGTGGCACAACTCCAGCGCTCCGGCGATGCGGCAGGCGCACTGAAAGCGGCAAACGACGCGGCGACTGAAGGTTTTGAACGCCAGACCCGTGCCATTGAAGGCAATATGGGCACGCTGGAGCGTGCGGCAAACACAGTCGGCGACGCCTTTAAGTCGATGTGGGACAAAATCCTTGATATCGGTCGCCCTGATACCGGTGCAGAGCTGCTGAAAAAGGCGCAGCAGCAGTTCGATATCGCCCAGAACAACTTCAATAAATTCGCGACCGGACCGGGCGTGTCTGACGCGATGCGCAATCAGTATCAGAAAGTGCTGGACCGCACCCGAATCAGTCTTCAGGCAGCGCAACTGCAGGCCGATATGCAGACTGTTTCCGCAGAAGGCGCTGAAACTCAGTCAGTTGCCGAGCGGGACAGACTGAAATATGCCGCTCAGGCGCAGGCCGCATATGAAAAGTCGCAGACTGCTCTGGAAAAATATACCAGTAAACAGAAGGAGCTGAACAAGGCCCTGCAGGAAGGGCGCATCCTTCAGGGAAGCTACAACACCCTGATGGCCGCAGCGAAAAAGGAATACGAAAGTTCGCTTAAAAAGCCCGCCAAAACCACCACGCCTGGTGGCGTTAAGGCATCAGATTCGATCAGCGCGCAAACACTTGAACTTCAGGCGCAACTGGAGGTATTGCGCCAGCACCGCGGTCTAAATGACAGCATCAGTCAGGAACGGAAAAACCTATGGAAAGAGCAGGCCAGGTTTACCGTGCTGGAGAACGCCGCGAAAAACCGAGCATTAAGTGCCGATGAAAAATCACTTCTCAGCAATAAGAATAAAATTCTTGCCCAGGCGGAAATAAACGCCCGCCTTGGTGATGAAAAGTTAATTCAGGAGCGGCTGAATGATCTACAGGATAGGTCACTGAAGTATTCGACGCAGATGGGTGAAAAAACCCGGGCACTGACGGAAAGTGCCGGGATGAGTAGCCGTAAAACACAGCGCCGTCTGGACGAAGCACAACTGCTGCAGGGCTGGAAGAATGCAGGAGGCACGGAAACGGACGAAGGGTACCGGCAGGAACTGGAGTCGCTCAGGAATTTTTACGCGGCTCAGGATGAGTTACGCGGTAACTGGCAGGCAGGGGCACGAACCGCATGGGCTAACTATGTTGATTCAGCTTCTGACGCGTACGGCCAGATGGAATCATTAGCCTCCACCGCGTTTGACGGTATCAGTGAAAACATGGCAGCAATGCTCACTAACGGTAAAGCAAGCTGGTCAGATTTTACGCGATCAATTATGTCCATGCTTACCCAAATACTGATGAAGCAGGCGCTGGTGGGAATGGTGAATTCGGCCACGACGGCAATGGGCTTTGCCACCGGCGGTTACACAGGATCCGGGGGAAAATACGAGCCTGCTGGGGTGGTTCACCGTGGCGAGTTCGTATTCACCAAAGAAGCAACCAGTCGTCTGGGTGTGGGCAATCTTTACAATCTGATGCGTGGTTACGCGTCGGGTGGACTTGTTGGCGGCGGATCAGCGCCGATCACGGGGCCTATGGGCGTTAGTGTCTATGCGCCCGTTTCTGTCACCTCTCCGCAGAATGAAACGAAGCAACCTCCCGGAGACCAAATCGGGCGGGCTTATCAGCAGGTCATTACGCAGGCCGTTAATGATGGCATTGCAAAAGCAGTGCGTCCTGGTGGCCTGATCTGGAACGCAACCAGAGGCAGATAATAGATGGCTATTGAATCCTTTCCCTGGTCGATTCAGTCGGCCAGTCAGCCCACAACTAAAAGCACCGACACGATCCGCAAGGTTCAGTTCGGCGATGGCTATACACAGGTCAGTGGTTCAGGGCTGAACAGCGAGACCCTGACCTACGAATATTCCTTTACCGGGCGACCAGAACTGGGCCTGCAGATTTATGCTTTTCTCCGGCGTCATAAAACAAAATCCTTCTCGTTTAAACCGCCTTTCGGTGATCTCGCTTTATGGCGGGTTGAGGCTGACAGCCTTCAGAAGGTCATAAAGAGCAAAACGGTAATGACAATTACTGCAACCTTTGAACAGGCGTTTGCACCATGATCAACAGCGATTACCAGAAACTTGAGCCGGGCGACACAGTCCGGCTTTTTTCTGTCGACGGCACGGCATTCGGCGTGGGGGAGGTTATGCGCTTCCACAGTCACAGCATTCCCCATTCTGAAGCTGAAATACTCGCCGCCGGCGGTGACGAATCAAAACTGGCTGCAAAAAGCATCTGGTGGCAGGGTCAGGAATATAAGGCCTGGCCGTGTGAGATTGAAGGAACAGAAAAATCGACGGGTGGCGAAAGTGCGCAGCCGGTCCTTCGCGTTGCCAACCTTGATGGTTCTGTCACGGCGCTGTGCCTTGCGTATGACGATATGCTGCAGGCGAAGGTCTCTATCCATGACACGCTGGCGCAATACCTCGACGCGCGTAACTTTCCCGGCGGAAACCCGACGGCAGACGCCTCTCAGGAAAAAATTCAGGTCTGGTATATCGACGCGAAAACCTCTGAAACCAGTGAGGTGGTGGAGTTCGCGTTATCCAGCCCCATGGATTTGCAGGGGCTGATGATCCCGACACGGCAGCTTCATTCCCTCTGCACCTGGTGCATCCGCAACAAATACCGAACCGGCGATGGGTGTGATTACGCCGGAACGCGTTATTTCGACAAAAACAACAATCCCGTGGATGACCCGTCCCGCGATGAATGCAACGGCACACTGACCGCATGCAAACTGCGGTTCGGTGAAGGTAACGAGCTGCCGTTCGGCGGATTCCCGGGCACTTCTTTGATCCGGAGCTGACATGCGCAAGAAGACCATTGAGGCCATTATGGCCCACGCCGAGGCGGAATATCCGCGCGAGTGCTGCGGGGTGGTGGCGCAGAAAAGCAGGGTGGAAAAATATTTCCCCTGTCGTAATCTCGCCACCGAGCCGACAGAACACTTTCACCTCTCGCCGGAGGATTACGCCGCGGCGGAAGACTGGGGAACGGTGACCGCCATCGTTCACAGCCATCCGGACGCCACCACGCAGCCAAGTGAAGTGGATAAGGCGCAGTGTGATGTGACGGCGCTGCCCTGGCATATCGTCAGCTGGCCGGAAGGGGATTTACGGACCATCATGCCACGGGGCGAAATTCCGCTGCTGGAGCGTCCATTTGTGCTGGGCGTTTACGACTGCTGGGGGCTGGTGATGAGTTACTACCGCCAGACGTACGGTATCGAGCTGGCGGATTACCGCGTTGATTATCCCTGGTGGGAGGAGCAGTACCCGGATAATTTTTACCAGGATAACTGGTACGAATGCGGGTTCCGGGAGTTCACCGGCGCGCCGCAGCCGGGCGACGTGGTGATCATGCAGGTTCAGTCGAATAAGTGGAATCACGCCGGAGTTTTGCTGGAAGGGAACATGCTGCTTCACCATCTCTACGGACATCTCAGCCAGCGGGTGCCGTACGGTGGTTACTGGATGGAGCGAACCCTGAAAATTCTTAGATATAAAGGTGTTATTTAGCTCAAAAACTTTATATTTCAGCGTTGAGATTCATTTTTTGGATGTTAGGATGTTTCCTATTGCAACGTAAGGAAACAAACTATGAAAAAGATGTTCGTGGCTGGGCTCGCTATTATGTTACTTGCTGGCTGCTCCGTAAAAAAAGACATGATACCTATGGGCGGAAGTAAAGCCGATGGTACAGTTCGCATGGGATATACGGTTGGACAGTTTGAAAAACCTGTAATTGACCTTAATCAGGCCGCTACATTAGCGGCTCAAAAATGTAAAACTTGGGGTTATGAAGGCGCAGAAGCATTTGGCGGACAAACATCCCAATGCGGACAGACCGATGGATGGGGAGCATGTGTTTTATCTAATGTTTCCGTCGAGTATCAATGCACTGGCGGCAAGGCGGCTCAAAACTAATAGAAGTTTTTAATACTGTTAAGCCACCACTTGGTGGCTTTTTTACTTTTTAGCATAAAATCTGCTATTCTCTTGGATATTACGTACAGGGAATGAATATGAAAATTTTGCTATTAATAACCCTTTTGTTTGGCATTAGCGGATGTTCAACTACGAATTTAGCAAATGAAGCGCCAATTTTTGCTGGCCATTCTTCTAAATCGCCTGATGAAATGAATAGATGCTTATCTCCAAAATGGGTTGCTCTTAAAGCATCCTCTACCAGTGTGCCCACTAAAGATGGGTATCAAATTTCATCTTCTGATGAGTGGATGGGCGCTGTATCATTAGTGAAAATTGGTAAAGCAGCGAATGGCGGTTCTGATATAAAAGTCTATGCCTTATCCAAAGGCTGGAACGATCCTTGGGGAAGCGCTGCTCGCTCATGTCTTTAATAAATTAATATCTTGCCAAGCCACCTTAGGGTGGCTTTTTTATTATTGGAAAAAATATGACATCTATAATCGAAGAGAGAATGGTGACTATAGAATTATATGGGCAACTCGGTAAATTGTTCGGAAAATACCATGAAAGGTTAGTTCGTACTAATGCTGAAGCTATACATGCTCTTTGTAAGACAATAGATGATTTTGAGCGGTTCCTTAATAGCAGTAAATTAAGAGGATTAACATTTGCGATATACAGAGGTGATAAAAATATTGGCCTAGATGACATGGGATACCCAGTAACAAATGAGGTTATAAAAATAGTTCCTTATATCATCGGTAGTAAAAAAGCCGGTGCTTTACAAACAATTTTAGGGGCCGTCTTGGTTGTGGTGGGCGTGGTTATTGGCTATTTCGCTGGGTGGACTGGTGTGGGTTGGGCTATTGGCTCAAAGATGGCAATGATGGGAGGAGCCATGATGTTAGGTGGTGTGGTCCAAATGCTTTCACCTCAGCCTGCCGGGCTCGCCAGTAAACAGGATGCCGATAACCGGGCATCTTATGCGTTCGGCGGCGTGACCAATACAGCCGCACAGGGTTATCCGGTACCCATTGGCTACGGAAAACGCCGTATTGGTGGCGCGATTATTTCCGCCGGGATTTACGTCGAAGATCAGCAATAACCCCCCACCTTTTATTTCCTCACAGTCACCGCCGTCTGGCGGTTTTTTTATGGGCGCAACATGGCAGAACTTATCAAAGGGCGCAAAGGCGGCGGCTCCAGACAGCGCACGCCGACGGAACAGCCGGACGATCTCCAGTCGGTGGCAAAAGCGAAAATCCTGCTTGCTTTGGGCGAGGGGGAGTTTGCTGGTGGGCTGACAGGGCGCAATATTTTTCTGGATGGTACCCCGATTGAAAACCCGGACGGCTCCCGGAACTTTTCCGGCGTCGCCTGGGATTTCCGTCCCGGTACCCAGGCTCAGTCCTATATTCAGGGTATGCCCGGATCAGAAAACGAAATCAGCGTGGGTACGGAGGTATCCAGTGCCACCGCCTGGACACGCACGTTTACCAACACGCAGTTGTCTGCCGTTCGCCTGCGTATCAAATGGCCGTCACTTTACCAGCAGCTGGATAACGGGGATCTGGTGGGCAATTCGGTTGCCTATGCAGTTGACCTTCAGACGAATGGTGGAGCGTGGCAGACTGTTATCAGTACGGCTGTAACCGGAAAAACCACCACGGGTTACGAGCGCAGTCACCGTATTGACCTTCCGCGTGGGGGCAGCACCTGGACATTGCGGCTTCGCAAACTGACGCCGGATGCCAACAGCGCCAGAATCGGTGACACCATGACGCTGCAGAGCTATACGGAAGTCATTGACGCCAAGCTGCGTTACCCGAACACCGCGCTGCTGTACATCGAGTTCGACTCCAGTCAGTTCAACGGCAGCATCCCGCAGATTTCCTGTGAACCGGCGATGCGCGTGATCCGCGTGCCTGATAATTATGATCCGCTCACACGCGCCTATAACGGCACCTGGACGGGCGGGTTTAAATGGGCCTGGACAGATAACCCGGCGTGGATTTTTTACGATATCGTGGTCGCCGACCGCTTTGGCCTGGGCCACCGGCTGACGGCGGCCAATATCGATAAGTGGACGCTGTACCAGGTGGCACAGTACTGCGATCAGCTGGTACCGGACGGAAAAGGGGGAAATGGCCTGGAGCCACGTTATACCTGTAACGTTTATGTGCAGGACCGTAACGAGGCTTATACCGTGCTGCGGGACTTTGCGGCTATCTTCCGGGGCATGACCTACTGGGGCGGTAATCAGATTGTGGCGCTGGCAGACATGCCGCGCGATATTGATTACAGCTACACCCGCGCCAACGTGGTCAACGGTGAATTCGTTTACTCAAGCAGCACGACCAAAACCCGTTACACCACGGCGCTGGTCTCGTATTCCGATCCGGCTAACGGTTACGCCGACGCCATGGAGCCGGTTTTTGAGCAACCGCTGGTTGCGCGTTACGGGTTTAACCAGCTTGAGATGACCGCGATTGGCTGCACCCGGCAGAGTGAAGCAAACCGCAAGGGGCGCTGGGGGATACTGACCAACAACAAAGACCGCATCGTCACCTTTTCGGTGGGCCTGGACGGTAATATCCCGCAGCCCGGCTATATCATTGCTGTTGCTGACGAAATGCTGTCCGGTAAAGTCACCGGCGGCCGCATCAGTTCGGTTAACGGGCGCGTGATCAACCTCGACCGCATGCCGGATGCCAGGCCGGGCGATCGCCTTATTCTCAATCTTCCTTCCGGCGCGTCACAGGCCAGAACAATCCAGGCGATCAACGGTCAGGCCGTTACGGTCAGTATCGCTTACGGGGAAATACCGCAGGCGGAAAGTGTCTGGGTGGTGGAGTCTGATGAGCTGTATGCCCAGCAGTACCGGGTGGTGAGTGTCAGCGACAATAGCGACGGCACATTTACCATCTCAGGCGCGTTTCACGATCCGGATAAGTATGCCCGCATCGATACCGGCGCCATCATTGACCAGCGTCCGGTAAGCGTGATCCCGCCGGGCAGCCAGTTTGCGCCGGAAAACATCACCATAGGCTCTTACTCCGTGGTGAATCAGGGCATCAGTGTCGAAACGATGCGCGCCAGCTGGAACCCGGCGCCGAACGCGATCGCGTATGAAGCGCAGTGGCGCCGCAACGACGGGAACTGGGTGAACGTGCCGCGCAGTTCGACCACGTCGTTTGAAGTGCCGGGCATTTATGCAGGGCGCTACCTGGTGCGCGTCCGCGCCATCAACGCGGCGGAGATTTCCAGCGGCTGGGGATACTCTCAGGAAAAAACACTGACGGGTAAAGTGGGTAATCCACCAAAGCCCATCAACTTTACCGCCACCGGCATTAACTGGGGCATTCGCCTCACCTGGGCTTTTCCGCCCAACACGGAAGACACGCTGAAAACGGAAATTCAGTACACGCCGCGTGATGACCATGCCGATCCGCTTTTGCTGTCGGATGTGCCATATCCACAAATGGATTACACCCAGCTTGGTTTACGGGCGGGCCAGATTTTCTGGTACCGCGCTCAGCTGGTCGACAAAACAGGTAATGAATCAGGCTGGACCGACTGGATCAGGGGCATGGCTAACGACCAGGCCGCCGATTATCTGGAAGATATTGCCAAAGATCTGCTGACGTCAGAGGACGGGAAGCGCCTGACAGAGCAGATTGATTTCACCCTGGCAGGACAGATGCAGGTCACACTTGCGCAGGTGGAAGGGGCACAGATCCAGTATGAACAGGTGGGACTGGCGCGCGCTGAAATTTCGCAGGCCAGGATTACTATTGCCGATAACGAACGGGCTTTTGCACAGTACCAGGAGCTTGTGGCCGTTCAGTTTGGCGATGCTGCTGCGGAAATCAACGAGGTTAAAACCGCACAGGCGACAGCGGATGAGGCGTTTGCCGAATACCGGCTGTCAGTAGCGGCGGATTTTAAAGGCGTTAACAGCAGCATCACCACCATTCAGGAAGCGCAGGCCAGCGCAGAACAGGCTTTTGCCCAGTACCAGACGCAGGTCGCGGCGAAGTTTGGCGATCAACAGGCCGCCATCAATCAAAAAATGACTGCCTATGCGGACGCAACAACCGCCAATGCAATTTACACCCTGAAAACGGGTGTGAAATACAACGGCAACTACTACGACGCCGGGCTGTCTGTGGCGGTCATCGCTGACGGTTCAGCGGTAAAAACCCGCGTGGCGATTAATGCCGATCAGTTCGTGATGCTGTCGGGGCAGGGCGGCGTCATGTACTCGCCTTTTGCCATCGTTAACGGCCAGGTGTTTCTGAGCTCCGGATTTATCCAGGACGGAACGATCACGAATGCCAAAATTGGCCAGTACATCCAGTCCAACACATGGGATGGTACCGGCAATGTGGGCTGGCACATTAACAAAAGCGGGTTTGCGTGGTTCGCGGGCGTAACCGTCAGGGGAACCGTTTATGCCGAATCAGGCTCCTTCAGGGGCTCGGTTTATGCAACTGATGGTGAGTTCAGAGGCACTGTGTACGCCAGCGGAGGCAAATTTACAGGGACTGTGGAAGCCAGCAGCTTTATCGGCGACGTGGCCAACGGCATGGTATTTGATGATGCGCCGAACGGTTATGTTCGGTCCTTCCGGTATGTGGACAGCGCAACATTCAACCTCGCA